ACAACAAGTGCTGCAATTTCTCCGCCTTCTAATATATCTGCACCAGTGCTATCAATTTCTTCAAACAACAATATGTCAGTGACATCAGGATCATGGAATAACAGCCCAACATCCTATAGATATAGATGGTATCAAACAGACCCTCAGCCAATTACTCTTTTAAGGGATGTTACAAAAGCAGATACTTCAGACGCCTATTCAGGATCATATCTAAGAGAATATTATGTTGCAGTTACTGCAAGTAATGCTGGGGGATCTGCATCAGCTAATTCAAATACTATAGTTCTTGAGCCGCCAGTAGTACAATATACAATTACATGGAATGCAAATGGTGGCACTGTATCACCTACATCAACAACAGTTAATTCTGGACAATCTGTTACAGCACCAACTCCAACAAGGGATGGATACACATTTAGTAATTGGAGAAATCCAATTTCTGGAGATTTATACTATACTTATCAAGCAGGGGCTGTATTTACTCCAACAGAAAGCTTTACTCTTTATGCTATTTGGACGGCAGCAGTAGTAGTTCCTACAGGTGGATCCGTTTCTCTTACAGGAGGCAGCACACCAGGTAGCGTAATTACAGCTTCAACTTCAGGCTGGTCGGGGTCTCCTACATCATATAGCGTAGTTATAAGAACCGCTATTCATCCATCTATTCCTACTGCAACTAGTGACATAGTATCATTTTCAGTGGGAGGAGCATCAGAATGCACATATACAATAACTACATATGATGCTACTGCACCAGTAAATATATTTAAAGCTTTTGCAACAGCATCTAATTCAGCTGGAAGCTCCTTAGTTGTTTCTTCTGGAACAATTTCGGCAACCCCAGCATCATCAACTCCACCAGCATCAAGTCCACCAGTAGATCCGCCAACTCCACCAGTAAATCCACCAAGCCCACCAGTAAATCCACCAAGCCCACCAGTAAATCCACCAAGCCCACCAGCAAGCCCACCTTCTAATTGCTTTGAGCCTACATTCAACTGTCCAACTGGAACATATTGGGACTGCGACAGGTGTATAGGATAGACATGAGATACATAGACCTAGAAAAGCCAAACATTAGAATAGTAAAAAATTTTATTAATAAGTCAGATATTGATAAAATTTTAGAAACAAAAAATTTTTCAGAAGATCTGTGGGGACTTGATTTTAAAGTTAATTATCCAAAAGAAGAAAATGTTGATAAAATTTTATGGCCATCTATTAAACAGTGGGACGGAATGTGCATTAACTTTACACATGAAGAATTTTATGGCAGATATCCACTAGATAGAGATTTTTATAAAGATATTGAGAATAAAACTAAATTGGTTACCGAAGACAAGTTTGGTGTTAAGGTAAAAACAGAGCAGTATCTTGTCAATAGATGGAGGGTTGGAAGGGAGCAAGCCCCACACCTAGATTATTTTATATCAAATGAAGGTCACCACGATTACGATATGCTAGCAGAAAATAATATATCTAAGACGTACCTTGAGTCATTTGAGGGAAGGTTCCAAACAAAACATTTTTCTTCTTTAATATACTTAAATAATGATTATGAAGGCGGAGAGCTTTGGTTTCCTCAATATAACAATTTTTCTATAAAGCCAGAGCCAGGAATGTTAGTGACATTTAAGGGTGACGAAAATACTCTACACGGAGTAAAAGCAGTTATAAGTGGAACCAGATATACAGTTTCAATATTCTGGACGGATTTAAATAAAAGAAATAATATGCTATAATGAATAAGGAGGGTAAAAATGACATCAGAGTTAACTAATGAAGAAAAAATAGGAATTGTAAATCAACATATTAAGACATTAAATTATAATAAGTATAATTTGAATCTTACAATATTAGAGCTAAATGCTGTATCAAGCCCAAATCAAGCAACTATTAATGAAATAGTATTGCAAATTTCCGATCTTGATGATAAGATTAGTGTTCTAGAAACAGAAAAAACTACTTTAGAACAGGAATAAAATGGATAAAGCGGAATTAGTAATAACCGCCCTACAACAAAGAATTGGAGAACTAGTTTCTAATTATGAAACTCAGATTGCAATTTTACGGGCAGATATTACACAACTCATGGATAAGGCTAAAAATGAAGCTCTTCAAGAATACTCAGATTCACTCAGTAAGCTTACCGACTAATTTCCCATCAGGCATTGCAGTAAAGACTAAGAAAGCATGCTATTGGGTTAAAGACGGAAAGTTATTTAAGCTAGTATCAGATAGGGCAGAGAAGTCTTGGTCCTTTCCTACAGTGTTAGCAGAAGAGTCAGCTCTTTCTGGAATGAAGATTGCGGGAAAGCTAGGATTTAGAGACGGCACCTTGATAAAGAATATAGCGGATGGTAAAATATATTTAATATCACAAAATAAAAGACGTCATATTGTTAGTCCAGATGTATTTAATGCATATGGTTTAGATAGAAATATGATTATAGAAGTTAGCGAAATGGAAACAAATATGCATGATCAAGGAGATAACTTATAATGGCACAGCAATTAAGAGCAGTAGAGTTCAATGAAGGCGAACCTCTAGACCCAAATAAGCTAAATGATCTTAAGCATAATATTATCGTAGCGTATGAAGAGGCAGTGAAGAATACATCAGACACTGGCCAAGTAACCCGATTTGATTCTGGGTTTGTACTTGTAGATATAAAGAAAGGCGTTGGGCTATCAACAGAAATTAGCCTAGGCACATTGCCCAATGCATATATAGTTACAAGTATCGGTTCGGAATTAAAGGCAGGAGTACAAGCAACTCTTTCTATTGTGGGTTCAACAACTAAGCCGCAAATCAGGGTTTCAACATCTCCAGCAATTGATAGAAGCAATTTTAGGATTAATTACTTATTGGTTTCAAAAGAGAAAACAGAATAGTATTGACAGTACTATGTAATATGTTACAATTATATTGTAGCCTCAAAGTCACGATCCCGTGACTTTTTTCGTATAAAGGTAGATGAATGTCAAACGATTTAAAATGGATGTTATCGTCAGATCAGCAGTTCCCGTATCAGGATGATAAGATGATCGAGCTTTGGTTTAAGGTTATGAAATGGTTTAAGCCAGATGTAGTAGATTACTTAGGCGATACAGATGATCAGGCATGCTATAGTAAATATACTGAGGGTAGATCTGCAGAGTTTTTAAATTATCATAAGACTGAAAGCGGAGACTTAATTGTTCCAATGATGCGACATGAAGCTAAGGGTGCTAGAGATTTCTACGCAAAGACTAGAGACATGCTTCCAGATGCACAACTTTTTTCAGCATTAGGTAATCATGACATTAGAGTATTTAATTATGTAGACGCAAAACTTCCAGAATATATTAGCGAAGTAACACCAGAATCTTTATGGAGTTTAGATTCATTAGGATATGAATATATTTATTATAATGAGTTGCCAAAGCGACGCTTTGGAGATATCCATGTGCACCATGGATTATCTGTATCAGCCACAGGAGCTGTAAGAAAAGATATGGAAGATCTACAGGTATCGTTAATTCGTGGACACTCTCATAGAATTGCTTCACATATGGTAACATATGAGTTGCGAAATAATGGAGAAGGAGAAACATTGCGTGGATATGAAATTGGTCACATGTGTGATGAAAAGAGTGACGGAATGAAGTATAGTCAGCATCATGACTGGCAAAAGGGTTTTGCTATTGCTCATATTGTAAATGACTATCCTCACATTCAAATGATTCATGTTTCACCAGACTATTCATGCGTTGTAGATGGAAAGGTTTTTAAAGTATAATGTGGTGCAAAAAATGTAATGGAAGAGTATTCATAGATAGAGTTTTTTCTCAGAAGCTACATATAGAATTATATTGTGTGATGTGTGGAAAGCGCTGGATGATTAATAGGGAATCGAGTAAACTAGGAAAATGGCTAGATCAAAAAGAGTCGGAATACAAAAAAGATTTCTCTATTTCTTCTTAAATGGGAAAATTCATAAAGTATTAAAGTCGTCTAGGGCAAAAGACGAGCTAATTGCTTGGTGTTATCCAGATAAAAAAAGAGTTCTTTATTCTTATAGCTTAGTATCAAAAGGCATGGAAAATGCGTATACACTAGTGCAAGCTGGTAGAATTTTAAATAGACATAAGGTCACGCTTGAAGAGTATATTTTGGTTGGCAAAATAAAGTCGCCGCAAAAGGTATACCCTATTGGAAACCCAGATAGTACCTGGTTTAAATATATGCTTAGCGAATCTGATATAGTTCAGATACATGAATTTATTTTAGAGGCAGGACACACTAAAGATTTGCCATCTAAGGCAGAGCTTTTAGCCCTTCTCAAAAGTAATGTTATATTGTATACTAAGACCAATGACGGTAAGTATGTCCCTGTATGGAAGGCGGAGTAATGACAACAAGGGTTAAGGTCGATCTATCTTTTACACGAAATCTTGGCAACTACGAAAGTATCAAGATAGGTATTGGGGTTGAAGATGATATTAGGCATGGCGAAACAGTAGATGCTGCCACAGAAAGAGTTTATGCATTTGTTGAGAATAAGCTTATTGAAAAGACTCGTGAAGTAGAAGAAGAGCTTAAGAGTGTCAAATAATAGACAGCCCTATATTCTTATCACTTTATACCAAAATTTATATAAGCAGAAGTATGGTCAAGAGATCAGGGTAAATAAGTTTCGTGAAAAATGGGCTATGCAGGATGTCATAGATAGTGTAGGATTTGATGATGCCTATAAGTTGCTCAGCTACTACTTTACTTTATCTAAGCAAGGTCATCCGCTTCAATTCTTTTATTTAAACTTTGATAAGATAGAAAAAGTTAAAAATGATATAGATCAAGATGTAGAACGCAGACGATTACTTAGAGAAGCAACTAAAAAGATGGTGGAAGGAGAAAGCAAATGAATACAGAAGCGACATTAATTTCAGCTGTATGTAAGAACAAAGATATTAGCACACTCCTTGCGGATAACGTAGATGATCTATTTACATCACATAGGGACATATGGGATGCCTTAAAGAACTATTACTATAAGTTTAAAGCTGTTCCAGAAGTTGGAGTACTACAAGAACGCTTCAAAGACTTTGATCCAGATACAAAGGCAAGTGCGGAGACTGGATATTATCTAGATAAACTAAAGAATGAATTTCTTTCTAATAAACTTAAGGGAATACTTATTCGTGGTGGCTCAATGCTTAAAGAAGATGCTGCATCACGTGTGTTGGCAGATCTTCAGTCAGAGCTATCAGCACTAAATAAGTTTACTAGTAATATTCGTGACCTAGATGTTATTGATGCAGAAAGTGCAATTAAGCACATTGAGGCGCTAAAGATTCGTTCTGCAGAAATGGGTGGTTCTCCAGGAATCAAAACTGGCTTTGACTCAATTGATTTAGCCTATCCAACTGGAATGGCACCAGGACATTTAATTGTTGCAATTGGTTGGCCAGGTAAAGGTAAGACATGGTTTACATCCTATCTAGCATGCAAGGCTTGGGAACAGGGATTCAAGCCAATGATCATATCTCTTGAAATGACTCCAGAGAATATGCGTGATCGAATTTATACAATGCTGGGTTCTGGATTGTTTAGAGCATCAGATTTCTCTAAGGGAGACATCAATATAGATGACTTCAGATCTTGGTCTAGCAAAAAGTTTCAGGATAAGAATGGATTTATTCTTGTATCTAATGAGGGATTTAATCAGGTAACACCTAATGCTGTACAGGCAAAAATTGATCAGCATAAGCCAGACCTAGTTATTCTTGATTACCATCAGTTGTTTA